AGCAAATCGAGAACATTTAAAGGACGAACTCCTACGTTTCAGGACTAGTCCCTAAACTGGAAGGATAAATAATATGTCTAGTACACGAGCGTTACGTGGCTTCCTTCCGGCTCGAAAAAAGGGTATGAATTATAATACTGGTGGATCAACTACTTTGATTTCTCCCACGACTATAACTCGTGCTCCCAAGAAACTGTATACTGGTGACTTGATACTTATTGATGCAGGTGGCACCATTGCTGAAAGTATAACTGCAACTATGAAGCCTTCGGGCGTATTCATGGGTTGTAATTATGTTGACACTGATGGTAGTCAAAAGTTCTCACGGTATTGGCCGGGAGAGGCTATTACTGCCGCAACATGTATTCAGTTCCATGTCATAACTGATCCTGATCAGACGTATTACATTCAAGGTAATGCAACCTGTAGTAATGGTGAGATCTGTAAAGTTCTCAACTACACGGCAACCGTTTCGACGGCCTCTGCCGGTAGTACCAAAACTGGACAATCTGCGTTCTTCGTAGAAACCAGTGCTGCTGGTGTAGAAACTATTGTAGGTAATGTGCGAGTTATTGGACGAATGCAAGATCCGAATGAAGGTACAGACGGACTTGATCAATATCCAATGCTAGAGGTCTGGTTACCCACGCATCGTGATCGGTTTGCGACTGCTACAGTTTCCACTGCTTAGATAGGAAGGAGATAAACTATGACTATTAATCGAGCGAGTATAGCCAAAGAACTTCTTCCCGGTCTAAATGCGGTTTTCGGGATAGAGTATGGACAGGTTAACGACGAACATAAAAATCTTTATGAAGTCGAAAATTCTGACCGTGCTTTTGAAGAGGAAGTTCTGTTTACGGGTTTCGGCTCGGCTCCTGTTAAGTCTGAAGGTGCTGCTGTTTCCTATGACGATGCACAAGAGAGTTATACTGCCCGTTACACGGCAGAGACTGTTGCTCTAGCCTTTGCAATTACAGAAGAAGCAATGGAAGACAATCTTTATGATACGTTTGCTAAGTTACGTGCCAGAGGTTTGGCCCGTGCGATGGCGAATACTAAAGAGGTCAAAGCTGCCAATCTGTTTACCAATGGCTTTTCCGACACGATTGGTGATGGTGTTGCATTCTTTGCGACTACCCATCCAACTATTTCTGACGGAAATCAGAGTAATATAACAACTGCCGGTACATTAGCTATCGGTACTCTTGAAAGTGCGATCACTGCTATCCAAAAGATTAAAGATGATCGTGGTATCCTCGTAGGGGCAAGTGCTGTATCTTTGCATATTCCTGTTGATTTATGGAATACTGCTGATACCATTCTGAATACTCCCGGTCTTCCCGGTAGTGCTAATAATGATATCAATGCCACTCGTCATATGGGCATGATTCCTGATGGATTCTATGTCAATAGGCGTTTCACCGGAACGGATGACTGGTTTGTAAAGACCGACGTTCCTAATGGTACGAAGATGTTTGCACGTACTCCACTACAGACGAAGATGGAGCCAGATTTCGATACCGGCAATCTCCGGTTTAAGGCACGAGAGCGTTACAGCTTTGGTGTCTCTGATTGGAGAGGCTGGCATGGGAATGCTGGAAGCTAAAGGCAAATGATATGAGGGGAGTAATGCGTTAGCTGCTCCCCTTATATTATAAGAAAGTTTAAATAAAGGAGAACAACATGGCTTCAAATCTTACAGTTGCAATGGCAACAGTTGGAAGTGGTCCACTTAAAAGGGTAGATACAGGAGCTACCGTAGGTGGTGATGGTACAGTTACTCGTATAGTGGCTATTCATGCTACGGCAACTGTATCAGGAATTATTGAATTTAAAGGTGAGCAGCAGATTACAAATCATACTGCACAGGGAACAGCCATTCGATTAGCTATTCAGGCAAATGATACACTTGATGTATACATGGGAGAAATTGGTGTAGCTATTTATGGTAAAGTAACTGTATCTGCACCAGATGCTGGACCAGTAACTGCCATATTGGGATAACATCCTATGCCTAATTATTCATTTCTAAAGACTGACCTTATTAATACGGCAGAGAATGACTCAACAGAATTTGAAGAGCAAATTCCAAAGTTTGTTGAGAAGGCTGAAGATCGTCTAGTAAAAGAGATTGATGATCCCGGTCTGGATAACTTTACCTCATTTACATTTACCGCAAGTAGTCCAACAGTAAGTCTTCCTGTGGATTCTCTGGTCGTAAGGAATGTAAGTTTTACCACAAGTACGTCTTCTCTTATTACACCTCTATTACAAAGAACTTATGAGTATGCTATAGATTATTGGCCTTATGCCAGTGCATCAGTAGGTACGCCACGTTACTATGCACGTAAGAATAATACAGCTATTTATATAGTACCAACTCCAACTTCTGCCTTGACAGGAGAAATACAATATACACGTAGACCTATTCCTCTTGCTTCTGCAACAGGTACATCTGCAACGACTTCCAACTATTTTAGTGAATTTACCTACAATGCATTATTCAATGCCTGTATGATTGAATCTGCAAAGTTTACCAAAAGTTGGGATGTAGTACAAGTATGGGAAAGTAGTTATCAAAATTCAATAGATGCACTTAGAAATCAATCTCGTAGAATGCGACAGGACGACATGGAGACTCCTCGTAATCCAGTGGGTGGACCTAATCCTGTAATACAAGGAGCACAGTAATGGCAACGATGAAACAAATACTTGCAGATAGACCGGATTGGATAGATGATCCTGATTTTAAAGGAACAGTAGGTCCATATAATCCACGAAAGAAAGTATATAGACCAAAGACGAAAAAGAAAGATCCTAAGAAAACTAAAAAAACTAAAAAAGATCATGCTTTTGGTCTTGATCCTTCAAAAGATAAAGTAACTAAAAAGCGGCCAAGGAGAATAACAGGTAAACGACCTACACATGGTAAGGGTACTTATGGTGCTGATGTTCCTTCAGATACTAAATATGGAAAACGTAAACCAGTAACGGGTTTACTACCTGCAATAGAATCAAAAATGAAAATACCTCCTCGTAAACCACCTGTTCCTAAACCAACTTCCAAAATTCCTACTCGTAGACTTGATGTAGAATTATCACCTATAGATGTAGGTGTAGGACATAGTGGAAATGTAAAACCTGTAAGAACTACAGCAGCAGATCATGAGGCCAGAGCAGCAGCAGCAGCAGCAAGACAGGCAGAAATACGAGGAAGAGCAGCAGCAGGACGAGCAAGAGCAATAGCAAATTTAAAATCTACAGATTGGGGTGGTATAGAAGCTGGTTCAGATGTAACACCTGTACGAACACGTCCAAGATCAGGAAAACCATCTAGACATGGTCCCGGTACTTATGGTGCTGTTATTCCTCCACGAAGAGGAACTCCTGCCAAACCACCGACTAAGATATCAGATCCAATAGATCCAGCAATTGAAGCAAAGAGAAAAAGTGTATTAGCTGAGAGAGCAAGAGCAGCAGCAGCTAAAGCACCTCCCAAGCAAAGATGGCCGGGAGCTACAACAAAAAGAGTTTCGACACGAGATAAAGGAGTAATAGAAACAGGTTTAAATCTTGAGCCGGAAGGAATAAAAAGGACACCAAAGAAAAAGCATCAAGATACACAAGCATTGAAAAGACTTGTTGCAAAATATGGTGGAAAGATATCAGATTGGTGGAATGCATCTCTGAATAGGCCACTGTCAGATGCTGAAGCAAAAGCAAAAGCAGGACTAGATGCAACAAAACAACGAGTTAGATCAGGTAAAGGATTCTCTGCCGTTGAGAATTATAAAGGAGGCCAACCTAAAAAGAAGAAGAAGAAGAGTACAAGTAGACGAGTAAAGAATAAGCATAAGGGTTATGATACTACTACTGGAGCTGAATACGTAGCTAAATATTACACTTAGGAGAATAATATGGGACCACATACATTATTAAAAAATCCCCCTGATCTAGAAAAGATTAATGGGAAACCAACAGGACAAGGTTATGGTGCTGCTCATGAAGGACCAGAAGTTAAAGGAACACCTCATGAGGAAGTGGTAAATGCAAACTATGAAAGTGGTGAGACATTTAAACTTGATCATAACAGTGTAAAGAATATTCACGTAAGATAATCTTATGGCGGCTTCTGTAGTAACAAAAATTCTTAGAGGATTTCTTAAAAATCTTCCTAAAGGAGAAGCAAAAAAATTAGCCAGAGAGCATGGGTTTTTGGAAACAAGACCTGTGAAAACTGTAACTGAATCTAAACACCCTATAGCACAAAAATATATAACTGAGCATGAGCAACATGAGTATTTAGTAAAGGAACCTAAACGTGTATCAGCTCAATCTCAAAGAGATCTTTTTTCAAGAGGAAAACCTGAGCAAGAAGTAGTAGAAGAAATTGATTTTAAAGCATGGGAAAAAGCAGGATATCCCGGCCTGAGAGAATATGCCACACTAAGACTAGGTACTAGTAAACAAAAAAGACTTCCAATAGTAGATGAAGATTTTGTTGGACCTGCTTCACCAGTAGACGAAGTATTACATCGTTTATCTGGTATAAGACGACAAGAACAAACAGGTATATCAGATTTTGTTGGACCTCCTTCACCAGTAGACGAAGTGCTTCGTGAAGCAAGTATTAGTCAACTTGCTAGTATTAGTCCCGCCCAAAGACAATTACTTAACTTTGGAAGAAAACTTAGTACTAGAGAAATAATAGAGTCTGCTATTAGAGAAGGAGTCTATAATCCGGTAGCATGGAATAAAGCAGGACTTCCTCCGTGGCCTAGAGAATTACAGAGTCCACGAGCAATGGCAAGAGTAGCATTAGATATTCCTCCTGCCAGAGCTTTTACTAAAGAAAATCAAGAAGCGATAGCAAAAAAAGCACGAGAAATAATACCCTTGGCTATAGAACAAGCAGGAGAAAGTGGAGCATCTTTAGCAAAAAGAGCAAATTTACCTGCATTAAGAGAAGTTCGTCGTAGTCAGGTTGGTTCACCTTCTGGTCGAGGTGTACGTGCAGTTAATGTAGAAGATTATGGTACAAAAATATATGAAAGAGGTGATAGACCTTTATCTGCTCTAACTGATGAAGATATAGTAAGCGAAGGTTATAGAGATGTTACAAAAGGCTTACCTGTTGAAACAAGAGATGAATTTGGCCGTCTACTTTCAGAATTTAAAGAATGGGGGCCGGTTCATAATCAACGAAAAAGATTACTAAGAAATGAAGAACAAGCTGCCATTAGAGAGGGAAAGCTGGCAGAAAGTCTATCTGAAGAAGAAATGGATGATCTAGTAAGAGATTTAATTGATCGAGATCCTTTATATGGTCGTCCGTTTGGTCAGAGATTCAGAGTAGTTCCTCCATTTAAAGGTGGTCAGCAAGGAAGAATTGAAGGTGGTGTTCAATATATACAAAGTCCTCAACGTGGACAAATGTTAAGAATCCCACAAGATACACCTCCTACTAGACAAGACATAATGAGATTAAGTCGTGGAGAAGAAACTCCCAGTGAGATAGCTGAACAAAAAATATATGAATATGGTGATGAAGAGATAGCACGATCTTTAGGAAAAACTGTAGAAGAAATGCCTACTTTTCAAGATGAGCTTGTAACTCAACCTATTCAGGAACTATCCTTGTTAAATCAAGAAAGACGCTTAGATAAAATATTTGATCAAGAGATATCTGGTGTACCACAACTAGATAAACCACATCAAAATACATTGGCAAGAGTATTACAAGATAAACGACTACAAACAGAGAGAGAACAATTTTCAGCGGCTAGATCAGCAGCTATACGTGGAAGAGTACTTGGTCAAGGTAGGAGAAATGAAGCCTTTGCCTATGGAGTTCGTGGAGAACCAAGAATACCTAGAGTAGAAGAACAATTAGAATTGTCTATGAAAATAGAACCTACTCCAGAAATTGCTGCTGATTTAAGAAATAGAGCTGCTGAAATTAGAAGGATTGGAAATACATTTCGTGCAGAAGCTAATGAAAAAATTAGAGGTTCTCAATTTCAAACATTACCTGCACTACACAGAGAATTTAGTCCAGTAGATACAGGAATTGCCAGACAGAAATTGGAAAGTGCTAATGTTATGTCAGATCTTCCATCAGCATATAGAGTTCCAGATGTAAGTCCTCAAGAACGAAGAGCAATATGGGAAGAGATCCGTAGTCGTCCTGAATATCAACAATATAAACAAGCTCAGATGGAATTAAAAAGAGAAATTGGAGTTAAAGCTCCTGATCTAATGGAGTTTGAAACATATACTAGACCACAAAGAACTATACCAAATAGACCTGTACAACCTCTTAAAGATGTTCCATCACTGGTAGAAGCAAAACCTCCTGTATTTCCTCCGACAGCACTAGATAAAGCTTTTGAAGCAGGAGAAATAACTCTAGATAATCCTGAACTATTAGCTAGATGGGAAGCTTATTTTCCAGAAAGACAAGCAAAAGAAAAAGCATTACATCAATTTCATCAGAAAGTATTGAAAGCACAACAGACTAGAGATAAAACTTTGTCTGAAAATAGAATAATTAAAGTACAAAATGAATTTTCAGAAAAAATGAATGCTATTACTGCTGGCTTTGTAAAAAAAGATGGAACAGCCAATGTTACAGCATGGAAAAAAGCAGGAAGTCCTAAATCTTTAGATTGGAAAGATGCAACTACAGAGAAAGTAGTAAAACCAAGAACGAAGTTAGTAGACTCTTTTAAAAAGGGACGTAAAATTGTAAACAGAAAACGAGGTGGCCTCATAAAGAAACCCAGAGGCTGGGGTGCTGCTCGTTACAAATGTAATTAAGGAGAAAGATTATGCCATTACCAGCATTAGTAATACCAATTGTTCTGACAGGAGCACGAACTATTGTTCATAGAGCACTACCAGCAGCTATGAAGTTGATTAAAGAAGGAGGAGCAAAACGAGCTACTGATGTTATAAAAGAATTAACATCTGCTGTAAAAAAGAGTTCTGGTGCAGGACGTACACCAGTTATTGCTAAAGGAAGTCGTGAAGTATCAAGTAAGTCAGCAGATGAAGCTGCTGAATTAATTAAAACAGGGAAAGCTGACTCAGCTCAAAAAATATTAAATCAGATGAAATCAAGATTTCAAAAATCTGGAGAAGGACGAGAAACCGTAGTAAGGAGTAAAGTTGCGGAGGCTCTTGCACAAAGAAAAAAATATGGTCCTCAAAAGGGACGCTGGCAACCTCCAAAGAAAGCTACAGATACTACTACTCCAAAGAAAGCTGCTGCTCCAACAGCAGGTGTTACCAGAGCTGCTCAACTGAGAAAAGCTACAGGTACTGCTGCTCCTAAACCGGGAACTAAGACAGGAACGTCTACAGCTCAACAAAGATTAAGAAGGGCTACAGGTGCTGCAACAGGTACTCCTAAATTACCTGTAGGTAAAGGAGCAAAGGGTGCATTACCAACAGCAACTACATCTAAATTATCTTTTGCCAAACGACCTAAAGGACGAGGAAAAAGAACAGGATTAAAAGAAGTAGGGGTTGCAGCCGCTATTGCCGGTGGAGTAGGATTTTTTGCTGGAACTGGTGATACAAAGTCTGTTACAGTAAAAGCTGGAGATACTCTTTCTCAAATAGCCAAGAATAATAATACAACTCTAGCTGCTATTAAGAAAGCTAATCCAAATATAACTAATATACATTTGATAACCCCCGGTCAGAAAATTAAAGTTCCAAAGGTAAAAGGCAGGAAATCAGTTTATCAAGGAATGACTCCAGCACAATTACAACAGCCTAAAAAGACTACTACTGCTGCTAAAATTAAATATGGACCACCGGGAAGTTTTGGTGCTTCAAAAACAGGTGGTATTGTTAAAAGACGTACTGGTGGAAAAGTTAAAAAATATACAGGAGGAGGTCTATTAAAAAGTAAACCTTGGGGAGCTGCTATCAAAGGTCGAGGTAAAGGATATAAATAATAATGCCTTTTAAATCAAAAGATCAACGTGCTTTTTTATATGCAAACTATCCAAAGATTGCTAAGAATTGGACAAGAAAGCATGGTACGACTATACGAAAAAGTAGTGGTAAATTATTAAAAACTAAACCAAAAAGTAAAAGGAGAAGCTAATGAATCATATTATAAATCGTTTTCGAGAACCTTCCTCCTATGCTGCATTGGCTGGTGTTCTTGCTATGGTTGGTATTATGGTGCCAGCCGATTTATGGCAGAACGTAGTTATGATTGCATGTGGAGTGGCAGGTGTTGCAGGTTTCTTTATAGGTGAAAAAGCAACGAAGAAGAAATAGTTAATATGGCTACATCAGGAACATTTAACTTTAATCTAGATATAGATGAGGTGATCCAAGAAGCTACGGAGATGATCGGGGGAGAACAAACTCTTGGTCATACTCCTGCTTCTGCTCGTCGTTCTATTAATCTGATGTTAAAGGATTGGCAGAACAGAGGTATTCTTCTTTGGTCTACATATACAACTCTGGTAACGGTAAGTACAAGTACTACTACCTATGCATTATCTGATAGTACACTGGATGCATTGGAAGTAGTATTACGTAGAGATAGTACAGATATACAACTTCAAAGAATTAGCTTTGAAGAATATCAAATTGTGCCTAATAAAACACAAACAGGTCGTCCTACTCAGTTTACTATAAAGAGAGATAGAGATAATCCTACGATATATCTCTGGCCTATTCCTGAAAATTCAACTGATATTTTAAATATTGAAGGTATAAGAGAACTGGAAGATGTAAATAGATCTGCTGGTCAGAATGCAGATATGCCTAAAAGATTCCTTCCTCCTCTTACATGCGGTCTATCTTATTATCTTTCCATGAAAACTCCCGGTACAGAAGCGGATCGAATTGGAATGTTAAAGTCCAACTACGAACAATTATTAAAGACGGCAATGGAAGAAGATAGAGAAAGAGCAAATCTATTTATTAGACCAAAATTAGGTTATATCTAATGGCAAGTAATAAAAATGCTCTGGCAATGTGTGATACATGTGGATTTGTTTATCCACATAGAGTAA